CTGGAATGTCAAGATCTGTACCATTATTAATACCAGTATTTGCACCAGATCCTTTAAATGGATTTGTGTCTTCAAAATCACCACGCGTGATATCAGTAGGTTGTTTGCTATAGTTTAATTTGAAATTTCCAGCACCAATTGATGAAGAAATTGCAGCTGCTTGAGTCGTTGTTACAACAAATGATGCAGTGTAATTGCTAGTAATAGTTGAAAATGCTTGTACTGGGATAATTTCAGTCTCTCCAGATCCAGAAGCAAATGTCCAAGAACGTACTGCGTATAAATCAGCGTTAGTTGGAACATTAACGGTTACAGTTTTGTAACTTGATAATGCTGTTGTAAAATTACCATCATAGTTAACAGATGCTGAAGTAGCATTAGTTGAACTTGTTTCTGCAGTTACAGCGGTAGTTGTATAAGGAATTGAATATCCAAAACGACCAGCACCATAAAGACCACCAGCTGCATCACTACCAGTTGTAGTAACACCGAACATTGAGTCTAATGCATTAGGATTTCCAAATGGATCTCCGGTACGGTTTGAATTGTCATTATCAAATCCAGGTACAGATGTACCATATTTGAAGTCAAGATAGAAAATAAGACCTGATGGCAAATTCATTGGTTGAACTGAAACGAATTCTTTTGCTGCAAATTCAGCAAAAATTCGACGTACCAATGGAAGTGCTACACCTGCCCATTCTTCTGATCCTGCTGCAGTACCGGTACCAGATGATTCTTTTACTAATTGACGTGCTTGGTTTTCAAGCAATTGTGCCATTCCGGCTTTTTCGGTTTCGCCACGAAGACCTTCTAAAAGTCCCGTTCTTTCCCATTTCGTTACCAACGCTTTTGCATTGTTTCGTTGAACGAAATCATTTGTTTGTAATAAGTTTGAAATACTCATCATTTTCCTTTTGTTTTGTTTTTGTTTTGTTTTACAATAATCCAGCTAATTTTTTCCATCTGTTAGCTAATTCAAAGCCTTCAGATAAAACTTGTGTTGTTTCTACTCTTGGTGCTGTAGTTGCAATAGGTCTAGAAGCATACGATTCTTTAACTACTCGTTTCTTCGTTGGTCTTTTAAAACTTTCAGCCAATGTAGCAAAAACTAATTTTGCTTCTCTTGTATTGCCAGCTCTATCAAAATTTTCAATTACTTTCATTTTTTGAGCTTCTGACAATTCAAAATTGCGGAACAACTTGTTTGTGTAAAGAAGTTTGGCATTAAGCAAATTTACTTCATTGATAACAGTTTGAAGATGTTTAACTGTGCGATATGCTTCTGTAAGTTCTTTTTCTGTTGCATCTAATTCTGCTTCCATTGCTTCCATCGGCGTTTCTTCTTTAGACATCATTTCATCGTCTTCCTCTTCGCGAAGAATAGCTTCAATGATTTCATCAATTGACTCGGTAGGCATTTCATCATCACCCATCATCATGTCATCTTCACCCATCATCATTTCATCATCATCCATCATCATTTCATCTTCAGTCAATTTTCTTGAACCTTTACCAATTTTTGAAGAAGTTAATTTTTTATACCCTTCCATAGGCATTCCCATTTCATCTTCTTCATCATAGCCTTCTATTGCCATTTCGTCTGATTCTAGATCGCCTTCTAATTCACGAATGATTGCTTCAATATTTAAATCTTCGTCATGCATTCCTTCATTGTACTCAGCAGTCATTTCTTCATCGCTCATGGCTGGTTCTTCTGCAGTATCTGCAACTTCGCCACCGCCTTGTGAATAAATGTCGAATTCATCAAATTCACCATTGCCATCAACATCAATTGATAAATCACCAACATCATTTCCACCTGGCAGTGTTTCTGCTGCAGCAGCAGCATTCATGTTTTCGCCAGCTTCTTCGCCGCCAGCCATGTCCATGTCTTCTTCGCCTTCGATTTCGTTTGTTAACTTAGTTGATAACATTCTTTCTAATCTAGGTGCGAATGCTTCTTGTAAAGCAATCTTTGCATTTGCTAAAGCAGTTTCTTTAACAGCTTTTGCGTCAGCGATTGCTTCTTTTAGCAAGTCTGATTTTGCCATTGTTTCTCCTTAAATTTTGTTTTTTGGAAATAAGATTATTTGAAATCTTAATAGAATATAAATAATAAGTATAAACGCTATATAAAGATGAATAGCGTATTCTAAAATAAATATGACACTGATTAAAAAACCAGTAAAAAAGCCCTAACTTTTTTTGTTAGGGCCTATACTTTTGTTTAAAAAAGAATTAAAACGAATTTAAATCTTTAATACGCTGAATAAATATAGCTCGCTTTTTTTGTTCTCGTTTTTCAACACATGGTTTAATAAATTCTTTGCGTTGCTTAACTTCTTCTAAAACTCCAGCCGATTTTACTTTGCGTTTCCAGGTTCTTAAAGCAAATCCTAAATCTTGATTTACTACATTAACTGCCGTTGCATTACCTGGTAAAATGCTTTGGTGTTGTTTTTGATGTTTGTTCATGTATAACTGTTTTAAATTTTTCTTGATGGTTTGGAATTTCTCACATTGAATCTAAAATGTTTTAATTCTGGTTTTTGTGCTAAATATCCTTGAATCTTTTGCGATTCTAATGCCGGGTCTTGTCCTAAACGAAAATAAAAATATCCAATTTTTTTATTTGGAGATATCATTTTTTTAATTACCGTAAATCCTTTTTTCTCGGACCACTCTTGAATTTCTTGTGCAACTAATTCTGCAGCTGCAGGATCTCGCAATACATATTCGATGCCACCTTTATAATCTGTAATATTATTAACTAATTGTGCTTCATCGATATCAATTTCTTTAATAGCTTTCTTACGTACGGTTCTTCGATTTTTTAAATAACGGTCTGTTTTAGTATTTTTCTTTCCATCATTATTTATATCATCATCTTCTTGTCCAATTGGATCTAAATCTTCAGTTGTCATACCAGGTTTAACTAATTTAACAGTCATTCCTTTTTTTGCCATTTCTTCTGCTTGCTTTGGATCATCTGTTTCGATCTTACCCGCAGCTTCAGTTAAGCCGAAAAAATCACGATATAATTTTTTTAATGAATTCATCATCCTTACCTTTATTATAATATTTTTTTTTCAAACAACCAAATTATCCTACATCAAAATAACGATTTAAATGTTGTCCAATATTTTCATATGCAATAGCCATTCGATCTTGTGCTTCTTTTAGATCTCGTGCAGCCTGTTCAAAATCTCGATAATCTTCATGCATACGCTTATTTCCTTTTTTATGGGCAACGTTTGCCATCCAATCATCGCTTTCCGTCATTATCTTATCTGCTCGGTCTACGATTCGTTGAACGCGTTCAACAATCTGCTCCAAATCACCCTTGCCATATACCCCATCACTCATTGCAGAAAAATTAGCAATTTCTTGTACGAATGCTTGCTTTTCTTCACGTGTCATCGGTTTAGGCTGATCTTGCATCAATGTTTCTAAAATAAACTTTAAGTTTGGCGTTTTCATTATATTATCCTACATTTTCCATCTTCACACAATATTGAGGTGATGATGTTATTTACTCTATTATATTTGTTTGTTTGTGTCATTTTGCTAACTGATTCATTCATGTGCGTAGGCCGCATAAAAGCTCCATGGGTTGAAGGATTAGATACGAAGTCCCAACATATCAATTCAAAATCTTCTTGAACTTCTACAGTGCCCTCATTTCGCAATTCTTTTACTGAACCCAATCCGCGCGATGAAATTCCCAATGTAATTCCGGCTCTAAAAAGTTCTTTAAGAATCTTACCAGATGGCGTATCTAATATTTGTACTGCTCCATGCAAATCATCTCCTTTCCACCAAATTTTTAAAACATTGTGAGAAACATTGTTTAAGTTTACAACTGAGGATTCCGGGTGATCTAATTCTCCTAATGCTCTATGTTGATCGATATATTCCATTTGATAACGTTGACATTCTCTTTCTAGAATACGTTTTGGATATATACGTCCATTTTGATTTTTAGCTCCAGCTCGTTGCAAAACTCCTTGTACAACAAAACCACCAGGTATTCCATATGCAGCACCGCTTGATTCAGTTAATGAACCAACGGGCTTAAATGGCATATATTCTACAATTAGTTGTTTTGACATTTTATTCTCCTAATGCTCTTACGCGTTCTGATATTTTAATTAATCTTTCTGAAATCTTTGCTAATGCAGATTCTACTGCAGAACCGTAACCATTTCGTGCAACGCCTGATTCTGTTTTTAATCTAGATGCATAATTTACAGTGCGTTCAATTTCTTGCAATTGTCGTGCTACTTCTTTTATTGTATGTTTTATTTTTTGTTCAGGTGTTGATTTTGCATCGCCTGTTGAATATGCTCGATATGATTCGATGAGTTGTTCGTATTTAGTATCCATCATTTCGAAAACAGATGGCTTATTCGTAGATGTACGATGAGGTTTGTTTGGCATATGTTTTGATGGGTATTCATATGATTTATTATACCAATCTTGTTCGTTATCACTAAATGGAAATTTATCATTCATCACTTCTTCTTCCGATTCTGGATGTTGATATGTATCATCTTTCCATCTAAATGTTGGAGGCGTATTTACGGATTCATACGTTTTGTCTTTATTTCGCCATTTACCGGGTTTAGCAAAAGCTGTCGGTGTATTATATCCAGCAACTGCGCCCGTCGTAGAAATTTCATCTATTTCTTCATCTTTACAAACACATTGATCGTTAGGACGATTACAAAAATCGCAATATTCTGCAGATTCTATTACAATGAATTTTTCTTTAATTTGTTTTAAAAATGACTTCATTAATGAATTTCCTTTAACTCTTTGATTAAATCAAAATAACGTAACAGTGAAAGTACATGAGATTCCTTAATTGTTTTCATATTCTCTACAGTACATAGCATTTCAGAAAGTTTTTTAACTTTAATTTTTGTAGCTTTATCTGTAATTTGATTAGCTCGCATCGATAGATCAGATTTAATCTTTGGAATAATTTTTTCTACATATTCTCGTAATGCAACAGTATCATTTACATTTGTAATATACTTATTTAAAAGTTGTTTTTGCGAT